TCTGAACCGTCGTAAGTGCCGCCCTGACAAGGTGTGTTCATCCGGCAGGACCAGGCGGCACCCTGGTTGTGATGTCCGCCAGAAGCGCCACCCTCGGCCTGATTAGCCCATCCTGGGAGTTTCGTCCCTCCATTGATCCCGTCGTTCCACACTTCCCAGTCATCGGGAACATACAACTCATACCGCGCGTGTGCTACCTCTGGCTCGTAGCCAACTGCGTTTTCGAGATAGACACGTTCATTAATGCCGTCGGTCTCTCCCTCGGGATAGTTGACCTGGAGTGCGTCCCCATCCCCATCACCCGTCCGCACAATGTGGCAGCGTTCGGCCCTCGTCGTCTCCCGGAGCTTTTGCGAGTGATAGTCCGGCTTGGGTTCGCCCTCGCTCACGCCGGCTACAGGCGCGTCTCTCGGACTGTCAGTGAGAGGCTGAATCTCGGCGAAGTTATAGCGATATTTGCGGCTCTGAGAGCCGCCGGACGAGTAAATCCCGTGTGTTGCGTCCAGGGCTTCGCTCTTGACGGGATAGTCGACGATACGGCGACCTCTCTCGTAGACGTTGCCGCCCGCAGCACAGACGACCTGATAGCCCGAGTCAGATTCAAGCGAACTCGTGAAGCGAACTGTCCGATCAGTGATCGGCTGAGACTCAATTATTTCGCCGGGTACCGTCTTGAGGTAGGCCATCGTCACGCCGCTAGTCCGATCGGAGAGGCGACATTCCAGCCCTTCGAGGGCCTGTTTCGTGCGGATTCGGACGCCAGAGTGACGTGTCTGTCCCTTTTGCGCGCTCGAGTCTTCGAGGAGACCCAGCGGCTCAAGTTCTGGTTCAGGTGCGGGTTCAGGCTCGGGCTCCGGTTCGGGAGTAGGCTGAGTGTCTGGTTCGTCTGGCTCTGGTTGTTCGTTGTCGTTGCCACTGTCGTTGTCTGTCCCCCCAAAGATGAGTTTGAGGAGTTCAAGGAGTGCGTTAAACATGGTGTTTCACCAGTGATTTGACTGCGTGGCGGCGAATTGACTCGGAGTGAGAACCGTCAGATTGCGACTTACAATATCGCTCAATACCGAGTCATGGTCTGCGGTTGTGATCTCGTCGTCTGTCGTTCCAACCGTATGCCAGCCCAAGACGAGAAGGTCGTTATAGGTCTCGGCATAATCCAGCATCGTTGAGACGCCCGCCGTATCGCTACGCGGGAACCAACGATTCATCGTTAACGGCGATGTTGGGGCTGGCGACGTGACCGCGCTTGACTTAGACCCTGTGGTGAACGCTAAGTCCGCATGTTTCTCCGTTGCTTCAACCGCTGTGGTATCGTAATTCCCACCCCTGTAGTACACCACATCGAGACCGTTCGTGACGCCGTTCTCGATAAGCTCTCGCTTCGCCGGGCGGAGCTGTTCATCAACCTCAGATTCGGTCATTCCAGTCAGATCAGTGTTCGTGACTTGGTGGTTGTTCACGTCCCACCCCGCAGCTTCGAACTCTCCGATCTGGTCCCACGTCATGTATCCCGAATCACCAACCGAACCAGTCATTACACCGATCCCGCCCGGTAAACCGTACTTCTCGTGATTCGGAAGCGCGTTCTCATAGACCGAACTTCGCCCATCGTCGTAAGTGAGAATAACAATACCCTTGTCTAAGCCTTCGACGAACCGTAGATCATCGAGATATACGTCGATCCCGTTCGAACCGTCATTCGTGATGATCCGAACATCTACCTCGCTAACAGCCGTGAGGTCGACACCACCATCGTTCGAGACGCCAAGATCATGCCGCGCCCACTCGCCGACCGCGTTCTTCTGAGCGTAGAGATTTCGGTGGGTAACGGTATTCCCGTTCGAATCTCGATATCGGACTTCAACCCGAAGTAGCTTATCGACTGGTGAGCGAGCACTGATCGACGGGTTGATGTTCGTTAGGTCAACTGCCGAACTAAACGTGTATCTGATAACGGCAGTATCGCTATCCGGAGAAGTCAGATGGCCGCTTTGACTCCCACGGTACACGTTGTTCGTCGATGCACTCAACGACCCGACAGAGACATACCACTCAGATAGATCCTCGAACAACGAAGCAGCGGGAGGCATCGTTGCCACAGGCCCACCGCGTGTCGAATACCACGATTCAACGTCACGTTGTGTTTGGAGTTCGCCAGTCGTATCCGTGGCTGTGATCGTAGCTGTATCAGCGTCGACAGACTCCGCAGTCAGTGCATCGAACGTTCCATCCTCGACAATTATCTCGATCGTCGTATTCGCGTTGTCGTCATTGTAGTACGTCCCTGGATCGGTTGGCTCACTGACTTTACTGATACTGCCAATGTTATTCGCTAGGATGTCTGCTACGTCGTCACTGACCTCTGCATAGGCGTTGTCGGTGAACCAGACTTCTTCAGAGATTTCGGGAATCTTTATTCGGCGTGATACTGGAGTTCCATCTTGGAGTGTGTTACTACTCTCTAACCAGGTTGTCATTGTTTAATCGTAGTACTGTAGGATTACTTTTGCAACACGTCGTGCCGATTCCTCTGCGTAGTTATCCCGGAAGGAATAGGGTTGTTCGAGTTGGATACCGTCATCACCTGACTGGGTTATCTGATTGACATAGTTGGATGTATCAGTCCCACTCAGAGAGTCACCCTCCCCAACAACCTCCGCCGTTGCTCCGCCGAGTTCATTCAGAGAGTCCACTATTTTTTGCTTGACGGTATCGGGGGCTCTACCCCCAACTAATACTGTATCTCCCGAATAGCCGTGGAACGACACTGCGGCAGTATATCCGACTGATTCGAGTCTAGTCAGCCCAGGATACGACGAAGAGCTAACATCAGTAGATGTGATGTGCCAGCGGTCAAATGCTCCGTTGACCCCACCATGACTATCGCAGACCCACAAGGAACTGTTTGCAAGATACTCGTGACATTTGCGGGCCTGGTACCCTGTGTTATACTCTACATCGCCAGCATGGGGGGCGGTTGCGACAAACTCATGAGAAGGGTGTGATACGGTTTGTTCCCACAACTCTCCTCGTGAATCTGCTTCTGCTTCCGATTTACTCGTCTGATGAGGGATACTCGCGATGAACTCGCAACCGAACGTATCGGGGGTTGTCGTGTTGCTATCATAGAGTCGATCGCGAGCGGGCGACCCCATCCGGACGTATTGACTACCACTATCGTCGTGAGTCCGTGCGATTGTGTAAGACGCGTCGTTACCGTTATCGGTACTCGTGAGACGGATATTGTCTCCGACGACTAACGGAATTGAGTCCAGCCAAGTACCGTCGACGCTGCATAGCTCTTGGTCAGAGTTGATGTCCCAACCAGACAACCCTTGCCGGACTTCTCCTGAGTATACTCGCACGGCAATCACCCAAGAACGTGGTTTGTTCCGTTCGAATCTTTGTACTCTACTTGTGAGTCGGTGGTGTCAAAGAATAGAGTGCTATTGGATGGGGCAGTGTCATCAGAGTATTCGGCAAGATCCCCAAAGTCATTCCCACCGAGGCTAATTTTATCACTCGGAGTGACTTCGAGTCCGTTGTTGTTATTGTTGATTAGCTCTGCGCTCGATGATGCCGCTGCCTTGAGACGCACATTAGAGCCCGAGTTATCGAGCCATCCGACTGCGCTTCCATTCCGAAGGACTCGAAGCGCCGACTCAAACGAATCATCATATGATCCTACGTCGATGTCACGGACGTGCTCAAAAGAGGCATTCCCAGCAGCCGGGTCGAAGTTGAGGATACCCGTAAACGTCCCTGCATCGACGGTCCCAATACGTCCCATACCCGTGTCTGGCTCGTGCTGGGACCGAATGCCGTTATCTTGATCTCCACCAAGATGGAGAGTCGGGAAGTACTGTGAGCCAGCGGCCGTTAGGAGTTCGAGAAGCGCATCTTCTCCGTCCGTATCAACACGTACGGAGCCAGTGAACGTGTCTCCTGCGAGTTTCGCGAGCTGGTCGCCGTGATAGCCGTCGACTGTGTCTGCGTCCTGGCCTATCTGCCTCCATCCAGATGCACTTTCGTCCCAGCGATAGTACCCGACATTGCTCGTCGTCGATCCGTCTGCGAGCGTAATCGAGTTCGTCCCATCGTGCAGGTGGAGTGTGGTGTCCGAGCCACTGACTTGTGAGAGGTCAGTCGGAAGGACAAACATCTGCTCGGTGCTCAGATCATCAATGTCTCCGACTTCGGCAGTAACAGCATCGAACGTACCATCCTCGACAATTATCTCGATCGTCGTATTAGCGTTGTCCTCATTATAGTACGTCCCCGGATCGGAGGGTTCCGAGACTTTGGTGATACTATCGAGGTTATTCGCGAGGATATCAGCTACGTCATCACTGACCTCTGCATAGGCGTTGTCGGTGAACCAGACCTCCTCTGATATCTCGTCAATTTTGATTCGGCGCGATACTGGTGAACCGTCTTGAAGCGTGTTACTACTCTCTACCCAAGTTGTCATAGTTTAATAGTGTCGCAAGTTCCCTTTCGATGCCATACCTTATCCGGAACATCAACCCAGAACATGGTTGTTGCCGCTCGGGTCTTTGTACTCGAGTTGAGAATCTGTGGTATCGAAAAACATCGTATCGTTCGGTGGTGCCGTATCGTCGGAGTACTGGGGCATATCACCTACGTCATTCCCTCCGAAGCTAATTTTGTCACTCGGTGTGACCTCAACTCCGTTGTTATTGTTGTTGATGAGACGGACACTTGAGCCAGATGCAGATTTCACTCTCAAGTCAGACCCGGAGTTGTCGAACCAACCAACCGGGCTGCCGTTCCTCAAAATCCGGAGTGGATTGTCGAACGTGTCATCTTGCGGCCCCACATCCATATTGAGGATATTTCCAGCGCTGAAATCAATCGTTCCGCCGGGAGTAATCTCAATACCTTGGTCGCTATTATTGATAATCATAGCACTTGAACCCGATGCGGCCTTTAATCGAGCGTTTGTGCCAGAGTTATCCAACCAACCGACGGGTGATCCATTCCGGAAGATCCGTAAAACGGATTCATATGTATCCGTCGTAGTTCCAGCGTCTAATGCTTCATATTTAGATATTCCAGGGACTGGTTGGCTGGAACTCCCTTGACCGCTGAAAAACTCCCAGTCCCCTGAGTCACTGTCCCAGCGCCACGTGATATTCTGGTCCGTCGCGTGATAGAGTTCATCGTCATAGTCTCCCGTCGACGGGCGGTCGGCAATCGGGCCGTGGACAATCGCGTGTTTGTCGACGGCCTGGACTGTGTCCGTGTGATCCCATGACTCCCCTTGGCTATACGTGTCGAGTCCTAATCGTGATGTCTGATCTGGCATTATTATCTCTGCAGCCGTCCCGCTCGGGATTCCGCCCGTGTCGTTTCGGTTGTGATGCTATCGGTGGACGAATGTCGGAAGGTTAATCTATTCGGATAACTCATCAAAGAACGGCAGGGGGGATGACGCCTCATCGACACAAATCTACTCCTCTGCCAGCTCACCCACCTACCGTATTCTCTGAGGAGAACAATTCGTCACATATCCTGGCCGGCCGTAAAGTCGTCAGAATCGATTATCCGGTAATCGCTGCCGTATATTTCTGTGACAGAATTGAACCAGAATTGATGTCCGGCCTCGTCCGTGTCCGGACTGCTATCCTCTCCGCTGATCGTGCTGATGAAATTCCCCGTGCCAGCATCCCATAGATGGCACTCAATGTACGGGAACTGGCTGAGATCGACGACAACACGATGATAGTTACCGTTGTCGTTGAATCCAGTGAAAGACTCTGCATCCCCAGTCCCCCCATACACGGTGCTACCCTGCTCGATGCGCCAGTAACCGTCCGTAAAGCGCAATCGGATGTGATTGCTCGGATAATATCCGTCACAGAGGAACGAAAACCGGAACTGGGAATTTGATCCCCACGTCGCGGGCCGAAGATAGATTTCTGCGATTTGGCCCGTTCGAAGGTAGTTCTCGAGGTCCACATCCTGCATGCTTGAGTCGTAACCGGAGTTGTCCGATGCGAGATTCGAAGCGTCGTTGGGATTGTCGTACGGGAGCCAGACCGCGTCCGGGTTGTCGTAGCCCTCGTTGCTGACGATCTGCGGGAGTGTTGCCTGTCCCGTGTCCCCGATATAGTAGCCGAGAGACGACCGATCAAAGATGTCGATCGGGATTTCAGCCACGTAGACCTCGACGCCGTTGACGTAAACAACATCCGCAGGCTCCCCATCTGGGAGTTTCGGCGCAGTCTCGTTACTGTTTGTGAGCCACGGCATGATTACTCTCGCACGAGTTCAATCGTGTCTCCGTTCGACGATTCGAGCACCATCGAGTCGCCGTTCCAGTCCTGAGTCACTCGGAGCGTAGCGTCCCCCTGATAGTAGATATGGCCGACAGGAACATCTATATCCCCGTTATCGGCTACCAGAGTGTTCGTGGCGTTATTGCGGATAATGAACGGCAGATGGGGTGTGGTCGTCGTGACATAGTGCCCCATCGTATTGTCGAACTCACGACTATTGTGCATGTAGACGTTGCCATAGTCGCCTTGTGGGTCACTGAGTCTCAGCGTGCGTTCCCCAAGGACTTGACCGGCGAAGTCGAACGATGGGACTGTTGGGTCGTATTCCATCGGCTTCCGAGTCGGCTGAACTCGTGTGGAGTCGGAGACACTCCCGCCAGAGGTCACGATCTCCCAGACTGGATATTGTGGGTCCTCAGACGCAAAATCACCCGATGGGCCTATGATGACGTTATCGTTATCCGCGGGGGCTGTACCCGACGATAGGACTGAACCCGCGTCGTACCCAACGTAAACCGTCGTCGTGCTATCGTCTGGGAGCGTGACGGTCGTCTGTCTATCCCGACAGAGCCAGCCAGCAACGTAGGCCTCTCCTCCATCAAACGTCACGTCGAGACCGCTGGTCGACGAAATGGCGAACGAATTGACTCCGGTCTCATCTAGCGATGTATAGTTGCCAGCCAGATCCACGCCATTAACAACCCAGCCGCCTGTCCCCGCTTTTGCGAGTGCGTGGCCCGTCGATGTCGAGTCGATTTCGGCGTCAACCTCTCCAGGCGTGACCAAATCGGACATCTACGATACGCGCCTCCATTCAAGGGTGTAATTATACACAATCATGTTGTTGCTCGTTTTATCGATGTGGTCAGTAGAATCGAGAGCCACGTGCGTAAGCAGTTGCCAGTTGTCGTCCACCGCCCCAGTCACAAAGCCAATCTCACGAAGCGTGTACCCGTTCGCCTCGTTTTGACTGATGAACGTGGACGTAACGCGGTCACGACCATCCGGCTCATCGTCTCCGACAACCGTCCGATAGACCTCGTTATTGAGACTCGTATTCGTGGCTTCTGCAGGCGTGTCGTCGTCTCCGATTGCAAGATGGGTTGGTTGTGGATTGTCTCCCGCTGCGAGCGCCTCGAAGTAGCCATCAACCGCAAGATTCGTCGTCTCGCCCTCGTGGATAGGGGCCGCCGGATAGGTCGACGGATCTTGCAGCATGGCGTGGCGTTCTTCTCTCGGACGGTTGGGCCACTCGGGATCTGCGTTCTCGACCGTATCAACATCCCAGATACGAATCTCCACATGACCGTGGATTGTGGCCCCGTCGCGGACATCAACGTCACTCATAGGAACCCCACGAAGAAGTGCGCCAGCCGGTATTGTCCCACTGTCCTGTTGTCATCGTGAGCTCGTCAACCGAGTCGATTCGATCTCCGATCCCAAGTTGGTCAGACAGTGTGACAAGAAAGGTCGGTGTCTCGGTCGACCGGGACTTTTGCTCAAGATTCGATACCCTCTCGTCGAGATCTTTGATCTTCCGTGTTGCTCGGTGATTGTCGTCGTTGAGTGGCATGTTTTCTAATTCTGGGGTTCGAGGACGCCTTTCCGCCACTTAGCGGTGATTTGCGTCTCAAGTTTGATGTCATCTGCATTGTACGAGTGCGACACCTCGACTACGATAAACTCGCCGACAGCGTCCACATCCGGCCGATCAACCTCGATTATCTGCCCCGGCTCAAGAGCATGTGCTCGGATCGAGTTCGCGGCGAACTCGATTGTCTTGCTCGGCCACGCCCTCCGTGCGAGTTCGGACTGGGCCGCATCTTGGACAGCTGTCACTGTCTCGAGGTTCTCACGCTCGATCGAGAGTTCCCGTGCGCCGAACTCATCGATTGACTCAGTTGAGGATACCTCGTATGTCAGCGGATGCGGGTAGTACGACCGGAATGTCGGGTCGCCGTCAGTGTTAACCCCGATATCGTGACCGTTTGGGCCATCCGTCTGGATGATAAGCCACGGGTCCCGGTCGGGCAACGTGTGATTCGGGAAGAAGAACGACTGCCAGCCTTCTCCAGGGAGGTTATCGGCATCCCACGACGTGCTTTCGATGTCCGAGTCAGTATCATCAATCGCAACCGGAGAACCGCCTTCATCGGCCTGCAATCGGACCTCCAGGCTCTCGTCGGAGACCGAACTAACGTAGAGGTCAACAGAGTGAATCTCGGATTTTCGAGCACGGAGCCGGTACGTCAGTCTCGATGACTCCGTAACCCGGTCAAAGGAGTCCTGTGTCTCTTGGCTTTGCTCCTCTCGGCGTGCTACACCCGAGTCGACACGAATGATGTTCTTGACGTTGTCGTCAGTGTCTGTACTCCAGGGATACAGCCAGTCCTGTGGCTCAAGTGAGAAAGCATACTCGAGATTGTCGATCGGCTCCACGTGGAGCTCTCGACCATCCTGGTAGAGCAGACAGTCGGCTTTTGCAGCCAACCCAACGATCATATCCCATGCGTCGGCCTGCTGAGCGAACTGGTCGGTCGAGACCCCTAAGTCAGGGATGTTCGACCCATCAACCTCGCTGGCGTTTTGGTTGATGATATCTCGGATGATCTTCCCTACATCATCGTTGACCCAACTTCCAGTGACCTTCCGATCCTGTAGGATATTACCCACAAAGTCCGTCGCGTCCGTCTCGAGTGTCGAATCCACTCGCCCGCAGTGGGAGCGTGATCGTCCCGTGGGTTTAATCCGTCCCGTCCACGAGACGGTGAAGCCGCCGCCGTAGTTCGTTCCGTAGGAGACACCATACCCAACGCCGACCAGAATATCAGCGTCGAACTGTACTCGGTCTCCGACTCGGAGATCGTACTCCTCGTTGAGAGGGAGTTTGGCCTCTATAGATGCCTCATCAAGAACGTCCTCAGCTCGCCCACTGATTTCGACTGAATTGAGATCTTCGCCTTCAATCACCGTGTCCGGCGGATCATCTGGGTCTCCGGGCTGGTTTTGATGCCAGACGCTCAACTCAACGTTATTGACGGTTGTGACCATCTCTATCTACCGCCCCACGTTGTAGGCGTCAAGTGCCTGTGCAAGACCACGATTGGCGTTGGTTCTCGTCTGTTGTGGGTTCTCAGACCCGCGGGCGTCAACTTCGATATTGATGGTATCACCACCCCCGCCGCCAGCAGCAGCACCCACGCCTTGGGAAACTGTCGGAGACGGCATTTCTGTGAGGGCGTTCTGTAGTGTTCCCATATTCGCCTGGGCGTTCTCCGCGAGCGTCTCGGGGATAGATGCGCCAGACTCATCGAGGTCCGACATTGGACCCTCTTTAGCAGGCGAGAAGGGGAGATACTCGCGTGCATCGCCAACCACGTCCTCAACAGCGTTTTTCACCGCTCCAGGGGAGTCTTTGATTCCGTCGACAATCGCATCAACAAGGCCCTTCCCAGCGCTGACGAAGTCCGATACAGCGTTATCGAGCGCAGACAGACCGTCATCAATCAGGTTGTTGATCGACTGCACGAAGTCGTCTTTCAGGTTCCTGACCGTCTCAATAACGTCGTCTTTCAGGTCGCCAACCCAACCAGTGACCTTCTCCCAGAGCCACTCGAACAGGTCGATAACGCCACTGACTAGCCGGTCTACGATAGACTCGATGTTCTCACGAACAGTCTCCCAATCACCGCGGAGGAGCGCGAAGAAAGCAGAGAACGCTTCGGAGACTGTCGCGATGAATCCCTCAACAACACTCTGAATGGTGTTGAACAAGGGCCGAACCACGGACATGACCTCGTCCTTGTGCTCTGACCACCAGGACGAGATATCATTGAGTAACTGGCTGATATTCTCATCGGCCCATTCGAGGAACGGTCCGATGACGGTGTTCTGTATCCAGGTAATGACCTCGTTGACTCCCTCAGACCAGACCTGAAGGGTTTGACCGGCTTCTTTGACCGGCTGGGAAAGGGGTTCGTCCCAGATTGTTGAACTCCACTCGAGGAACGGGCGAATGACGTTCTCCCATGCGGTCGTGATTACGGTCGAGATGATCCCAAATGCTGTCTTGGCAACGTTGGCAGCAGTCCGAATGGTGACAATGAGTCCGTCAGAGAGGAGAGAGACGAACCGAGAGACGTAGGGCTCAGCAAGATTGACGAACTCGACAACGGCGTTTTTAATCCGATTGAAGATTGAGATTCCATTGGACTGAATCCACTCAATTGCCGGCTGGAGTGCCTCTCGGAAGGCATCCACAACCCGCATGGTTTGGGTTCTAATACCCCCGAAGTCTGTCGCAAACGCTGTGGCTAGAGTTGCAACCGCTGCGATGACAAGTCCAATCGGTCCCGTGAGCGCACTCAGTGCTCCGGTGAGCGCCGTCGTCGTTGAGGTCGCAAGTCCGACTTGTGAGGCAAGTCCGGCAAGACCTCCCACAAGACCGGTAATGAGGGTAGTTATGAGAGTGAGGGAACCAGCCACTCCGTTCGTCGACTCGTTGAACCGCGAGAAGGCACTGATCCCGTTATTGATCCACTCTAGAAACGATGAGAGATACGGAAGCAGCGTCTCGCCAATCGAAATCCCGATATTCCGAAGTCGGTTACGCGTGATCTGTAACTGGGAGTTGAACGTGCTCGATGCACTCTGATATTCCTCTTGGAGAGAGGTCCCATTCCGCATTTGCTGGTTCGCAGTCTCTTGGGCCTGTGACAGCCCGTCCATGTTCTGCGAGAGGGCCGTCAGGGCTTGCTGGGATGTCGTCGACAACGTCCCACGGAGGGCGTCGGCAGCCTCATCGCCCTCGCCCATCGTTGTTGCCATCTGGCGGAATAGCGCTGTCGGGTCGCTCGACCGCATTGCCTCGAACTCGTCAACGTTCATCCCGAGCGCCACAGCCAACTCCTCGACTTTCTTCGGATCTTGGATCTCCTGGGCCATCCGACGTAGCCGTGTACCGGCTCGTTCGGAGCTTTCGGAAGCCTCGTTCATCGCGGCGTTGAGGCTCAGAATGTCCTCGCTCGAGGCTCCCATCTGCGAGAGTGTACCCGAACTCCGAAGGGCCGCGTCCGTAATCTCCGTCGAGGACGTAGCCATGGTATTGGACAGCTCGTTGATGACGTTGCCCATGTCGCCGACGTTCTCAATCGGCTCGTCCATCAACGTCGAGAGCCGCGCGAACGACTCGCCGGCCTCGGAGGTCGAGAGGTCCGTCGCGACGGCCATCTTACTGACAGTCTCGGTAAAGTTCTGGATGTTCTCAGAACCCTCAATCCCGAAGCGACCTGCCTGCTCGGCAATGCCCGCGAGTTCTTCTTGGGCAACCGGCATCTGGGACGCCATATCTTGGATGGCATCGCCCATCTCGCTGGCCGTCTCCGGGGTGGTGACCTTCTCGACTTCAACCATCTGCTCCTCAAAGGCCGCAGCACTCTGGGTCGCTTTCGCTAACCCTCCTGCTGAAAGACCTGCAAGGGCAAGACCAACTCCGGCAACGGCGGCCTCAAGACCACCAAGGGATTGCATCGCCTCCCCAATTGACGAGGTCAGACCCTCTGCAGACCCGTCTATCTGTACATGAAGGCCGTCTTGAAACGGATTGCTAACCATTTGACATATGTGTGTTGAAGACGTTACTCATCGAGCGATTCTTGTATCAAGAGACAGAAGATACAGCTATGGCTGAGAAAGGAACCTGTCAAAAATGCCACTCAGAGATATCCACAGACGCAATCACCTGCCCTCAGTGTGGGTATGAACCCAGCGCAGAAGGCAAGACACTGCGTGCTATCTTTTACATCCTAGGGGGACTCTTAACGGCCAGTGTCATCGGTGCTGTGGTCGGACTCCCCATGATGGCACTTGCGTACTTCTCTGGTCGAAAAGTAGAAAGTAGAAAGCCAGCTACCTACAAATCGGCTTAGGCACTCGCCAGATCGTGTTTCTGCGAATAGTTATCCATCGCCTCGTCAAGAGTGTGCTTTGGCTCCGAGTACTTCCTCCGACTACCGGGTGATCCGGACGAATCGTCTGGCTGTTGTTGCTCGTTGTAGACGATGTGACCGAGAATAGTTAGTTTCCGTTCGCCAGTAGTCAGTCCCGAGATTGGTGCATCTCCGTTGAACGTGTACCCCTTCCGATGAAGGATGTCTATCTCGAGTGCCTTTCCCTCAACAGGGTTTAGTTTCCCTCGCCACCGTCTCGCTTCTCGAGTTCCTCCTCCACTCCCTCGTAAAACTCGTTGTCAGCGCCGCCAGTGAACTCCTCCATGAGTGCCATCAGACACGGCATGAAGACATCTGGCTTTGCAAACTCCCAATCGACACCTGCCGGTTCCTCAATATGATTCTCGAGGATCGGGTTTATCTCCTCAAAGTCAACATCCTCGCGCCCCTTGAACTTATTTTCAAGTTCTACTTGGTCGGTTGGGAGTAGTGGACGGACCGTTACACGCCGCCATTCGCCATTGTACTGGACAGCGTGTGCATTCGGTTTGAGGTTTCCGTCTGGGTCTCTCTCATACTCTGCTTCGTCTTTCGTGAGAGGATCGAGTTTAGACGGGTCCGGGGGAGCATTGTCAGCCTGCTCGTCCGGTTCAACACCAAACGCTTCGTCCATTTCTTCTTTCGTCGGGGTATTAGGTTCTGATTCACTCATGCGTTATGCGTTGTTCTGGAGTTCGACGCCAATTGATTCCCACGTCCCATCCGTCTCCGCATACGCTTCGTCGGACTCCCGAGCGAATGCAGGTGCCTCAGTGCATCGGGAACTCGGGAACGTGAAGATAGTCCTCGAGAGTTCCCAACCCATATCTGCCGGGTTGTTCGTGTACGCACTCCGGAGGATATCATGAGAGGCACGCTCGCCGACGACGTTTGCCTCAATCGTGATTTCACGGTTCCCTTCCTCAATCGAGGGGCGACAGCCACCACCGTCTCCCGACGGGCGAGCTTCAAGGTTATTCGCAACCTCAAGCGTGATGTTATTCAGATCGGGATCGGGGGCGTTACCATCAAATGCAAAGTTAAAGATCGATCCACAGAAGTCCTCGAACGGCTGATCGATGGGACTCGGAGCCGACCCAGCACCGAGTGCTGGAACACCAGTATCTCCCTCACGCTCTCCACCGCCATCTGCGAGTGTGACACCGCCATCAAGCTTGGAGAGTTCACTTCCAACCGTAGGATCGGCATCAGTCCCGTCGTTAATATGGAGCGTCACGTCACCCGTAGCAGGTTCCGAGAGTTCGAACGCGTCAATGTTGTCGAACTCGACGGTCGTTGAGACAGGGGTAGTTCCGTTCAGTGTAATTTCATCCGTCGTCGCTGCCCCTTCATCCTCGATGGTAACCGTCATCGTGTCGCTGTCATCCGTCGACTGAAGGGCAAGCAACGTAGAGCCTTCAGGCTGATAGATGTGATACGAGCGAACCTTTTCGCCCATGTACGTCAGTTCAACAGGGACAGGATCGGCCTCAGTCGCATCGGGCTCCATCGTCGCATCTGCCTTCCCGCCCTGCATGACGAGATAGCGGCGCTGCCCCTCTGCCCCATCGGGATCGTTCGGCCCCGGACTGGGGTTGTTATCCCGCCCAACCATACTATGGGTGTTCGGGATCTGATTTGCCTGGTTCCGAGTGAGCGCGTCATAAACGGCGTCAACGGGCTCCCCAGAGGCATCCACGACAGCCTGCTGGAGCGAGTACGCAATGGTAACCTCGTTCTCCTCGATTGCTCGTCCGAACTCGGCAGGGTCCGGCGTTCCGAGGCCGTCAAGACGCTCAAGGCCAGGGTCAAGGTCTCCCTCCGTGCTTACGAGCCGGTCGGAATAGAGATTCCAGTCCGGGTCAGTCGGAGTAACGCCCTTTTCGGCCTCCCGAACGAACCAGGCACGATCGAATCGTAGCCCGCTCTCTGGCGTCTGCTGTTCTGTCTGCTGATTAGGGTTGACACTCATGAATTGTAGTCTCTGGGTGTGTTACTGCTGGTCAGAACTCGTCTCGTCCTCATCAACCGACGAAATCGAGTCGTAGGCCTCAATGAGGTACTCCTCGAGTTCAGCCGAGACGTTCGCCGTATGGTTATCGGACCATTCGACGGTTTCATCCATCTCGGCGTCACTGAACGCTACTTGATGCTCGTTTTCTGTTTGAATCCAGCCCATAATTTCGGGGTGGTCGTCATGCCGCTCGCTCACTATAGCGACCGGCGGAAAGGAAAGTCTCAAACGCTGTCGATAGCGGTTGAGTTACGTCTTTTTCATGTCGCTGAACAATACCGGGATGCGCCAGCGGGAGCCGATTGGCGTTTCCTCTGGTTCCTCAGGACTACGGATTTGTCCCGTTCCGAGTGAGTCCCAAGGGTGGTCTCCATGGGGTGCATTGTCCAAGACAATTAACTCAGCCCGGAGACGCAATTGCCAGGCGTACTTTTTCGGATTGATGCCGCCGGTCAGATCCCGGTCATTGTGGACCCACGTATCTATGTAGGCCGTGTTATCGAGGAGTGCCGACTTGCCGCCCTCTCCAGTCGTTGCGTCGAATCCAGTCGGCGTCCCTGGGTCCGTACTGTCGAACGTCACGGACACTTGCGGATTCTCTGATGTGGAGTCGAACCAGCCTGTATGAATCCATGCCGTGTCGAAGTGATTGTCAATCACCCAATCGAAGTCATCGTATCGATTGGCGAAGTCTGTCGTGACACTGGCATCGGACCAGTGGCCACGGAGCAGATCCATTATGATGACCTTCGGGTCGTATGGAGTTACATCAGGCATCGGTCAAGTGGAGTCTTAGCTTTCCGTTGTGCTCGTCAAACCAGTTGTGCAACTCGAACTCGTGGGTCGATGACTTGATTGTCGTTAGCCCATCGTCTGATTCGACTGTATGCGTGTCCATGACCCACGCAACTGCCCGGACATCACTGTCTACGCCGTCAATCCGGCGTTCGAACGCTGGAGTTCCACGGAGAACGATCTCGGCAGTTGCCTCGGTCTCCGTTGTAGAGTATTCCGGATCTCCGTATTCGTCCTGGCCGGTCTGAGTGCGCGTTACTATCGTGACGGATTCCCCGGATGCATCGAGTAACCACTTTGCCGGGCCTCTCGTGTACTGTTCAAGATCCATCGTTTAGGTCACTCTAAGGGGACTGTCTCGACACTGCCCGCGAGTGTCCCGGTCTGTGGATACGGCCGTGTGCTCGTGTCCTCAAGTCGAGCACGGGCATTAGCTTCGATATCCAACGCCGTGATCCGGAGTAACTCGTTTGTGGTTGACGCTTGCTTTGCAATCCGCTTGCCATCCCGGACTGTCTCGTCAACAGCCGGTTGCAACCACGGATATGGAGGCATACGTGAGGTGCCTTCCTCGAGAAATGGGCCGTATTTGATCGGTGACCCGACTGCGTAGGCATCGATGGGCGTGACCTGCTCGGACATATTATCGAACGCGTTTTTCAGCGCGTTCAGTCCGGCTATCTTAGCTAAGTCGTTCGCCATTATCGCACCCCCACGATAGACGGAGCAACAGACCGCTGACCAAGACATCCAGACGGGTCAAGCATGATAGCCTGATCCCAATAGGAAGTCCCCTCAGCGGAGTCACTGGACGCGCTAGCGAACGTGACTTGTGCGCTTTCCTGTTGGACCCGAGTGACTTGCTCGCCTTTCGCACCGCCCGTTACTCGTGAGACTGCGAAGTGTGCAGCTACGAGAGTCTCGAGGTCTTCGAGGATTTGCTCATCTATATCTTCGATGTCGCAAACCCGTTCCTCGACGAGTGCATGGGCACGACGGGCGTAGCGCTCTGCAACACTATCCGAGAGTTCCGTGCTATCAACGTCGAGTTCATCCCGGATAAGGGTAGGAGTGGTTCGGACCATGATCAGTCATGGTACGGGCATGGACGTTCCCGTCCACACGTTTCCTCGTTAGTCATCTCAACGGTGCAGATATCAGTTTCATCGGTGTCATCCTCTGTCCCCTCGTAACTGATTGGACCGTATTGATCGGCCAGCCGCTCTGCCTGTTCATCAGAGAGGTCCGAATCAATGGGGATACGCTCGCCCGTCTTGGGGTCGCGTACTGTCCCCCAACCCGATCGACTACAGGTTAGACGGGCCATTGCTGTCTTAGACCCCGCCGAGTGCTTTCAGAGCTGCTTCTGGTTCCGTGGGAACCCAGTCAATCTCGCCGTTGAGTCCGTAGAACCAGCACCGTTCGTCGTCATCTCGCCACTGCGTGACATCGAAAGCCTTGCGCGGGCTTTCCCAGCCGTAGATGCCGGTGTCGATGAGGTACGCTTCCTGCTCGCCCATGAATCCAGTATTCGTCCGGATGACCGGGTGTCCGAGCAGTTCGCCGTGTTGGATGCCCTCAGACCGGAGTTCATTAGCGAAGCGTTCCGTCTGGGCTGCAAATCCAGAGTCGCCGGCAGTCTTCGCGAGCCCGCCCCATGCAGTCGGGGAGAGGATGAACAGGAACCGGTTCTGGTTGTAACCGGCGTTGATCAGCTCCGTCTCCATGTCGACGGCCGCCTCGTAGTTGAAGTCGTTAGTCGAGTCACCGACTTCAACAGAGTTGCGGTTGTTCTCGATAACCAGGCCAGCAATAGCATCAAGACGCCGCATTTCCTCACGGGCCATTTCCTGCTGGTTGGTCATCACGAGGTTGATCTTGGAGTTCCGGACATCCTTGTCGCGGATACGGAACTTGAAGCCGTACTCGGTCCAAACAGCCTGCAGGCCGTCGAACTCGAGTTTGGCCTCAGGATGCTCCTCGTCGGGTTCAATCTCGACAAGGTCGCCCTCGAAGTCGTCTTGGATACGGGGGTATTCGACAGTATCCCCGTCTCGGTTGGGAGCCTCGTTGTCGACCTGGAACGCATTTCGGAACGCGTACATCTCCTCCGGCTCGGGGAGGAGAGTCGTCTGCATGTCGGTATCAGTCGGAACGTCGTGGTAGCTAATTGGGGTTGCCATAGATTATATCACCCGAGGTGAACCGCAGCGTAGCCAGCATCGAGAGAAACGCTACTGGTATCATGCTGCTTGAATTGGCCGCCTTCGTCACTGAACGTGTCGTACTTGCCGTTCGCAACGGTCTCGCCTGCTGCCGTACCCGATGGAACTTCGCCGATAACAACGCCAGTCACATGGACTGGGATATTGTCGCCTGCTTCAGCGTCCGGGTTGGCCTTATCGGAGACAATCCCGATCGCATTCGAGGAGCCGTCCCCAGCCATCGAACTTGCCTGTCCGCTGCCGTCAAGTGCAACAATCTCGCCACTCGCGACACTGCCATCAGTCGGGAAGGAAACGGTACGTCCGTCGTAGACTGCATGTCCTGCTGGTTTCGCCATTTAGAGCACCTCCTCAAGTTCCGCGAACTCGTCTGCACCAGCCATATCGGCTGCCTGTTCTCGGAGTTCGGCCGCATACTCCGCGTCTACCGAGTCGAGCATGTCAGCCCGGTTGGCTAGATGGGCAATCTCCTCGCGTTCCTCGTCGTCGAGTCCGGAGAGGGTCGCCGTAACGCTCTCACCGCCACCGTCACCGGTCTGGGGCATTGCCATCCCCGAGAGGGCTGCCTCGGCAGCTTCCTCCTCATCAACGTCGAGTTGGTTCGACAGTTCAGATTCAAGAACGTCAATGTCCTTGTCCTCGAAGAACTCTTCCGAGAATCCGGAGAGTTCGGCGAGCTTGGCAGCATAGATGCCCTTCACCTTGTCGATCTGTTCGTCTTTCGCCTCAAGTTCCGACTCGAGTTCCTCGTTTTCTTCCTGAAGGTCCTCGAGTTCGGTCTCTGCAGCGGTCAGTTCTGCGTGCCGTTCCTCGTCGATAACGACCCGCCCGTCAAGGTCAAGGTCGGGAGTGTCTGGATTATCGTCGTCAGTCATAGAGTCGTTGTCATCCGCTGAGGATTCCGCCCCTTCGTTGCCTGTGTCAGTGTCCGGACTTGCGTTATCGAGTTCGACAAGTTGAGAGTCGCCACCCTCGAGTGATGCCGAAAGTGCCGCTGCCGACGCCGGACTATCCGGAGCCGGGCCAGCGTTCACTTCGTTCCCTCGAGCGCCGCCAAACGGGACAATCGCTAAGTCGCGCGAATAGATGTTAGACATCGTTGCCGCCCCGTCATCAGTCTCTCCGGCATTTGCGCCACCGCCATGAAATGACACCTCAAGATGGTTGTTGTTGAGTTTGCGGGCGAGTTCCGCGTCACCCACTTCCATCTCATAGCGCCAGCCCGTATCCGGATCGTACCAATCGTTCGTAACCTTCCCCTCAACGGCCTCATTCAGCGGCTGGCCGTTGTCATCGTAGGAATGTCCGTCAACAACCGGACGATCCGTGAGAGAACCAGCCGCTTCCTCAAGTGCGGCTGCGGGCCAATACTTCTTCCCATGAGACCCATTGGTCACTTCATCGTTCTCGATAACCGTTCCGTAGAACGTCCAAACACCAGCATCTTCATCGAACGTGTCCGCTTCTAACGTTGCTCGGACTGGATTCTGGTGCGTCATACTGTCGATTCTCGTGTCACAAATCCTCGGGCGTCACCACTCGTGTGATGGGTGTCGTTCCGCCGTCATCGGCCGCTATCTACTGCATTGTTTCAGTTATCGGTGCGAGGGAACAAACACAATTCGGATGCTCTGGGAGGAGCGAACCCGCCTCCTCAATAGGATATGGCCCTGATTCTCGCAAGTCTACGCACCGATCGCACGGATTCGCAGTAAGGATGCGGACTTCCGTCACACCCAAATCGGAATATCGGGCCGCACTATGGAGGTTATACGTCCGTGCCGTCTCTGTCCGAGCAATCCGCCGGCCTCGAGTCAGACCTACGTCAACCCGGTCGGTCATACGACGTGCCGTCTCCCTCGGATTCACTCCCTCGGCCAGAGAGTCAGACATCACCCGGCTTATCTCAGTCGACATTTCCGACGTGATATTGTCGAGTTCATCGTATGCTCTGACGTAGGCAGATGACAAGATATCCTCATGGACTGGCGTCCGTAGGACCGTCCCAATCTGCGTATCCTCATCCGAGAGGTCTACCCCCGCACGCCGTAACTCCCGATGGGAGTGCTTGACTCCCTGCTGACTGGACTGATATAGATAGTCACTCGAATAGTGACGACCATCTACGACTTGTCTTCGAGATGCCGACTCAAGCACATCCGACCGAATCTTTCCATCAAGCCAGTCCTCGAAGTCAGCAGCGGCTTCAGGATTCTCCGGGAACTCGAACTGGAGTTGTATCGTCTCAAGTCCAAGGGCGTCTTCCTCTACAACGCGCTCACGGATTTCAGGGGACAAGGGCTCCCCGTCTGAGTCACGGATGAGCCGATGGTAGATGTCGGACTCAAACGCTTTCTGTATCTCCGTGATCTGCGTCCGTGGGTTCGTCTTGCGTTTGACCATTAGTCATCGGCCGGGATTCCATCTCCCCCTTGTTCTTCAGGCGGCTCCGGAGGTTCATCACCTTCTTCAGGAATATCTGGGTCTTGGCCGTCGTCAAGCGGACCCATCTCGTTCAACTCTTGCTCGAGTTCCTCAGGGTCAACAGCGTATTCTTCTAGGTCCATCCCAAGAATCTCGCCTAAGAGTTCAGTCACGTCCTCGAAGTAGACATCAGCACCCGAATCAAGGAAGTTCGTCACTCCCTCCATCATCGTCTTGAACTCTTGCGCGTCGAAGTCCTCATCCTTGAGGGGGTTCTCCTCGTCTTCGGGCTCGAGATGGCCAGTCACGTCCGAGACATCAACCGACTCATCAAACGGACCATCGCCACGAATCTCACGGGCCTTCATCCGAAACAGCGGCGTCAAGAACTTTCGTTCAATCTTCCGCCGGTTATGATAGATGTCCTGCTCGAACTGGCCGCGTTGGTCTCCCGTGATATCGCGGTTGATATTGTCCCCGAATCCGACCAGGGCCTTCGGGACTCGCAGGCCACTCAAGATGTAGTCAACTGAGTAGTGAAGCGAGTCGATCACGTCCGGCACCGAACCCTCGATGAGTTCAGCGTCAGCTCCAGGCGGGGAACCAACCGACCCACCGGGATCTACCCAGTCCCCATCGAGAGAGTATTTCTTATTGTCCCCCTCCCGAGTGAGTTTGCCCATGTAGTCCGCAATCTTCTCTCGGTCCCACGAGACGACCTCATTGCCGCGCTCGTAGTCCTCAAACTGGACCTTGAGTCGTGGGTATGCGTGCGCTGCGATGCTCGCATTATAGTCCTGCGAGCGCGCTTCCATCCGATCGACCTCGGCCGAAATGCTCTCAACAAGAGAGACGCCACGATTCGGACCAAAGTCTGCCGACTTGGGAGCGTTCCCTCCTGGTGCTCGCTTATCGCTGAAGCCAGGTGACCGAGTCAGTTTGATGTAATCGTCTTGAGAGAGGTAATTCTCGTTTTCGTCGAATCCCCATCCCTCTGGATACTGAACCGCAGAGGGAATCTTACCCGATGGAGTGCGTTCCTCCGGAGCTATCCGATTGCCCTCCTCATCCCGCGGGAGATCCTCCTCGTCGGCAGGAAACAGCATCGAACTGTTATCCGGAGTTAGAAAGTCCGTCTGTGCCGGGTCGAATTGCTTGACTCCCTCGAGCGTAGAGGGATCACTCGGGTCATCCCAGACGTTTTCGGCCAGGACAATGCCGTCAAGATCGTGATCTCGTGCAACTGTCCACAAGAGCGGACTCAAATCCTCGCCAGACTCTCCGGCGTAGTAGGCCGCTTCACGTGCCCAATCCTCGAGTTCTTGCTTCAGAGAGTCGTCATCGGCTTCGATACGATAGCCCGGACGGACGGTCTCTGATGCACGGATGTCGAGTGCTGCCGCAACAAATGGATTCGTCCGATACTGTCGGCGATAGGTATGGTAGTCGTCTTTCGGAGGGGTGTCGCGCTGGATGTCGTTACCGCGGTCGACGGGTCCCCCACCGGTCGTTTCGACTGTCTGGGGCGCTGCCTGTAGCATCGCCGTGAGTTTGTCTCGTAGTCCCATTGTTAGATTATTGGTTCGGTTACGCTCGGTTTGACGACTCTATGGGTTTCTTTTGCTAAGTCAACCCAATTCGCCATTAGTGCGCTATCCAGGTAGTCCGGCGAATGGCCGAGTTGTTCCTTAATTTCCTCTTTCGGAGTGGCTTCGATAACGTCCCCGCCACGACTTCGGAGGGTCTTATCATCAAATTCGACTACACGGGCAGCGGCCATTAGTTCCTCACGGAGCCGATCGTTGTGGATCACACCGCCGTTATCGAGGAACTCGCCAAACAGGGCGAGGGCTTCGGCCCAACAGTCCCGATATTCCTCGTCGTCTCTTGCTGTGGCCCCGTTACTGAAACGATGGACACTCGAGAAGTGCATATCCAACTCATCGGCCAAACCAGAGCCTTCACCAACAGCGTCAACTGCTATCTCTGGCCCATTGAGGTCGAGCAACTCTGCCCGAATCGCTTCTTTCTGTTTGACGTGATTTGTCCCCTTCTCGTTGTAGTGGACACGGATATGCTGGCCGTGTTTCCCGCTGAGAACGGTTTCGTCATTACTTCGGGCAACGTCAAGGCCAGCAGTGTTGCACGCCCCATCGCGGAACTCAGTGCGCTTGTAGGCCGCACGAACATCCGAGATACTGAACGGCCGCCACTTCGATGCCCCCTGTGGTGGCATGACACCAGCGCGCCGCTTGTACCACTTCTCATGCAAGTCCGTCCGGAAGTCTGGATTGTCCTCTTCTGCCACTGTCTCACGAACAGTGGGCTCTCCGTCTTCGGTCAGATACGGACTGGACCACTCAATGACTTGGTCAATACCAGGCCATTCCTCATCATGATACTCGGCCCAATCGTCTTTCATCTTCCCAACGCCAGAGAGCCCACCAATCTTGGGCCGGTCAGTTAGGCCCCGATCGGCTCGAGCGTTACGTGACTCCCACGTCGGATACCGGAGAACGTTCCACGAGTCTCGTTGTTCCAGCTCGTAGACGATGTTAGTCTCGTCAGTCGGTGGGTTGCAGAGGACTAAGATATGGTCCCCTTCTGCCAGCGTACTCCGGGCACTGTCAATGTGTTCAGCAGTGAGTCCGGGTTTGTCCGCCTCTTCGATTATGTAAATGACGTTCGCATTGTGGTCCCCTTCAAGATCATCGGGGTACTTCGGACTATGACACTCGAGGAACCACTCGTCATCAAAACCAGTGTGTAGGGAGCGATCGTTATCCTTGTAGTCCCCTGGAAGCTCCGAGTTGCGCCACAGTGACTTAATCGGCTTCCAGATACTGTTCTTGAGAGTGTCCCCATTCCCTGCTGTAATCGGGACGACTGTATTGGGGTTACAGTAGAGTGCCGCTATGCCTAATGCACTCGCGTCGTAGGACTTGCCAAGACCATTACCCCCTACAACGAGGGTCTGTCCGTGTTCATCCAGGCTTTCGGCAATGTCGTCAAGGACTTCGGTACGCTCGAGGCCCAACCAGTCCCCGATGAAACGAGCGTATCTGTTGTTTCCAGTTCCCGGTTTGTAGTTCCGGGGCCGGGGTAAGTCCTCTATCTTCATGTGTATCTATAACTCGCTATAGGTATCTATGAGTGAGTTAGTCCGTGAGGTCCGATTCCCACACCTCTGCTAAGTCCGCAACTGAATTGGCCGTCTGTGACTGTGGGTCCTCGAGTAAGCCAAGGTCCTTGAGCCACATCCGATTCTCGTTACTCAACGTCTTCTTGGCCGCTAATGACGGACTCTTCTTGTACTTGAAATAGCGTTGCCCGCCTTCTGTGAAGTGCTGTTCACTGTCGATATGGGGCGTACCAGAGTCAAGCACTTCGGGCCGATCGGTCGCCCAATTCTCAACTCGGATCTCAGTCACCGCGTTTACAGACAGTTTGAACAACCGAAGCTCGTGCCCGGTGGGAATATCCCCGTGGGCCTCGAGATATCTGTTCTTATAGTCCTCAAAGATATCGTCGGCTATGTCACGCTCTGCATTGGTAAACACGTCGTTATATAGGTTGGACTGTTCTGCATATGCCCCGTGGGAAACAGAGTTCGTGTTGCCTTCCTCTGCCCCACCGTCGTTCCCAACAGCGTTATCGTTCCCTTCGTGAGATTTCCCATCTGAACTCGTCCCGGCGTGCATCCGGCACTTATCGGACCCTTCGATAGGATAGGCCCCACAGTCGGACCCGTCTTTGCATGATGCTACACACTTCTCTGTCATAGTTGCATGGCCTGTGTTGTTTTGGTATCCGCTACTGAGCCGCTCGGAATACGCGCCACTCTGCAGAAATCGGGTCTTTGAGGTATGTAACTACGTCCCCGGTGTAGTAGTGAAAGCGTTGTACGTCAATCGAAATGTCCGAAAGGTCTGTCATAGCTAACTGATTTACGGGAGTACCGCCGTATTCGTATCTGATACTCTAGATGGCCTAACGCACTGGGTTATATATCGTTACAGGTGTATGTGATGGGTTACATGCCACTGGTTAGTCTGCAAAAGCGTCTAAGCCCTGCTGTCCTACACCGGACATAAGGGGTTCACCGTCACTATCGAAGTTCATTAGGAGAACTTCAGTTGCATCCTTCACGCCGTCGACGTTGTCAATCGCAAAGTTGGCGTCCTTCGTGACTACTTGCCACCCATCACCGTACCATGGCGGTATATCGTCATAGGAGAGTAGAACACTACCCTCACACTCAGACAACCGTTTGTGCAGACAACGATGGTTGAAGTCGCTATTGGCGTAACGGTGTTCTGTCCCAATGTATGGCGGGTCACAGTAGAACACTGTGTCTTCACTGTCGTACCTGTCAATGAGGTCGATCGCAGACTGTTCCTCGATATGGACACCGCGCAGTCTATCTCGGAAGGGTGTTAATGCGTCAACCTTCTTGACGAACTTCGAAGATTCTGGTATTTCAGAGGAGGGTCTTCGCCAAGATGCGGTATTATCCAACGCCCCACCGAAGGACTGGTAGCGGAGTGTGAAGAATCGGCCTGCTCGTTCGATTGGGTCATCAACCCTTTCGCCACCAAGGAACTCATCACGCCACTCTCGGTAAACGGACTGTGAGAAGGGGACGTTCTTCAACCACTCTTGTAGATCATCACCGCGTTCACGGAGTGTCTTGAAGAAATGGACGAGGTCCCCGTTGACATCGTTGTAAACCTCTACCTTGCTCTTGGGCTTGTTGAATAGGACTCCGGCGGCACCTCCGAAGGGTTCCACATAGCAGGTATGCTCTGGTAAGTGCCCTATGATCCACTCACTATGGCGTGCTTTGTTACCGGGATAGGGAAAGACGTTTTGAGGCATAGTCACCCATTACGAATAACGTCGACATGCTGTTCCTCCCTATACTCATCGGCCACGACTGGTATCCTTTGTGTGGACTGTCTTGGACTCGCACTGCCGACAATAGGACTCCGTGCGCTCTTGATGCTCCTCCTCGATAAGACACGTCACGTTGCCACAGAGTGTGCAACTGAACTGCTGGGACAGCGCTCTCATTCTAATGCCTTCCCAAGAGCAAGTTCGATGTCGTCTGTCCGTACGTACTCCCGGTGAAACTCTTGTACTGAAAACTCCACGTCCTCGAGTAAGGAAACCACTCGAGTCACCACGCTATGCTGATTCGCTAAATACGAAACGTGTGCCGTGTGATCTGTATTACCGCAGTTATCGCACACAGTGCCTGTAACAACGCGCTCGTTGTGTTCTTTCTCTCCAAAGCCTGCACTAGGTGTCTTGTGTTGAAAACCGACTGCGGCTTCCCGTGTTACCTCTTGACCGAATCGTTCAATGTGTACCGTCCCTGTCTCGGGGTCAGTGTACCAACCGACTCCTGATACGTCAAACGCATGGTCGGGCTTGGGTGGGACGATCTCTTTCAGTTCGGTCATGCAGGTGAAACATCTGCAATGATCGAACTTTATCCCTCCAAGTTCTTTGCGCCCTTCGTGCTTCAGCTCGCACTTGTTGGAACAGTAATCCCCATGGTGGAACTCCCATACCTTTCCTATCTCTTCGCAGTTTGGATACTCGCACTCTACGGTGACGTTACTCTCGTCGCTCTTGGGTTTGGCAGACATAGGACTAGGCGGGGTTGGGGCGTTTGCTTGTCCCCTTCCACAGTGACGTTCTCAGTGTGAGGATTAGCGGGGTGGGCTTGGAGGGCCGAAGGGTATGCCTTAACGTATTATAGCTGTCTACTTAAATATAACGACTGCATTAATCGAGTTACGCACTGCTTTAATCGTCTGCGTTGCTCTCACTCATCGTCAACACTCCCGATGCCGAACAGCCGCCCGATCTTGCGGGACGTTTCCTCTGCCGAGTCCTCTGATCGCTTCACTGCTTGATACCACTGTTCGCCCTTCTCTGTCTGTCGGAGTGGGTTCTTGTTACTCATAGTCTATCACCTGCTCGTCCCGGTGTCTTTCGAGTTCGTCCCCGTCATCTTTGAGTACCCCACCGTCGTCCAACCGCGGGAGTGACGGTAATAGGTCTCTCAGTCTACTCATCGTCAATCGTCACCCCACAAACCGGACATTTATCGAGCCCGACCTCACGCCACTCCGGATGTGACTCTAAGCACTCGTCGATCTCCCCAGCGTATTCTCTGACGAACCGTTCCACCTCATCGTCTGGCAACCGCACCTCTATGGTCCGATTCCCGCGGTTCACGTATTCTCCCTCTTGCCATGCCTCTTCCCCACGAATTGCCACATACACGCCATCGTCTTTGATTCGGAGTTCATTCCCTGAGTTGTCGTGGTCGTATGGTTCAAATGTCATCGTCGATCAGTTCCTCTTTATCCCCATCAAGTGCTTCATAGCCACGGCGGATTGCAGCCTTGGCGTACTCCTCGTCCCAAATTTGGACCATTCGATACGCCTTCGCTAATCTATACTTCGCCTCTTCGATATCTTCCTCACTGACATCGCTATCGCCATCGTCTACCCTCTCAACCTCAAATATCAGTGCATGTGGGTATCGGTCTCCAACCTTCATATCCTCCTCGAACTGCCAACTCTCGTACTCCTCTGCCGCTTCTATGGCACCCTCTGGAGAGTTGCAGATTGCTCGGGGGATGAAATCAGGATCTGCCACCGGCTTGACGTACCCATCGTCTGATAATGTTCCATACATCTCGTAAACGTGGTACTCCTCACTCATCGATCAGTTCCTCGAGTTCGTCCGCTGCTTTGTGACGATCAATAGCGCCCGCGGATTCATCGCGACCGACTCGCTGGGAGGCTGAATCACTCGAGGTCATCATACGACACCCCCTGAACCCCAGGCATACCGAGCACGTCAAGACGCTCAACAGGGCACCAACGCTTATCGATCTCGTCGTTCTCGTCGATCTCCGCGGCGATCATCTGCCTCCACTCGAGATCGCCGACACTCGCATCCAGGTCAGCGACGCGACTGTCTGGAACCGGGTTGAGTGCGTCGTCGTCCATGTTGTCGAGCACGGCGAATCGGGCCAGCATATTCCCGTCGTCGGGCTCGACGCGAGTGACGAGCACCCACGGTTCCCACGAGAGTCCGTTCAGTGCGCGGATCTCACCTCGGTCCGGAATGCGACCGACTACTTCGGACACTTTAACGCACCTCGTTTAGACGGTCTTCGGCCATCTCGAGCGCTACGAGGGCCTTCAACACGTCGCCTTTCGCCGTCTGGATTTCCTGTTCGGTGCAAGGCATGTCGTGCATCCACGAGGCTGCGGACTCCGACTCGTGCTGCGCCACCGACCATAGTTCGTCGATGGACGGCGGCCCTTCGCCTTCGAACGCTTCTAACTCGGCTCGAATCTCGTCTTTCCAGCCGGCGTATCGTTCAGCCATGGAGCGTGTCACCCCGTCCAAGAAGCCTGCTACCGCACTCTGGACATTCGTACCCGTCACCGATTTCCATGTCGGCTTGGAACCCACGCCAACCGCAGTCGCAGGTAGAAGCCGACCCAAGCCGGATGGGGTCGGATCGGTCAGTATCGCCTGAGGCGTTACCGCGCGAGGTCCCATTTCCAGATGAATCGCTGTTCATTGTTTTTTGAAGCCCTCACCACAGTCAGTGCACTCACCGTAGGTTCCGATTCGTAGGATTCGTCCGTCACAGAACGGACAACGGAGTTCTTCGCGTTCCTCGTCCCAGAGCTTGTAATCCTCTGGCGGGACGTGACGACCTCCATCGGCAGACATTACGCGTCACCTCGTTCAGTGTCCGTGTCTACTTCCCACGGTTCTTCTCCAAATAGACACCACCAGTCACATTCTGTACACTCCCAGCCGTCGCTGGTTCGGTGTCCCCGAACGTAAGCTATCGTATTCTGGGCATCTGAACCACACTCGGGGCACTGTTCAGTATCGCCCGCGAGTCCATCACTCACTGGAATCACCGAAGTAGTCCTTCGTATCGTCCTCGTTGACCGGCGCGTCCTCGCTATCGATCTCGACGATATCCGCGAAACGGAGCGCGGTCTGAAAGTCCTCGTTGCTTGCGGGCAGCGTGCTTGGATCGCGGCCGTGCCCGTCCGTCTCCGTTTTGATCCAGCCGATGTCTTCCACGAATTCGTAGTAGTGCCGACGGGTTCGGAACTGTGCCATGAAGCAGCGGCCGTCCTCGAGGGCGCGCTTCATGTTCGAGACGTTATTTGGAATGTCTTTCTCTGATTTCACGCTGTCTCACCTCGGTCAGTATCCGACTCTTGTGTGCAGTCAAGGAACGACTTAGGGACGACGAGTGACGCCTTCTCTTGCGTCTCTTTTCGAACGTCCCCGAGTCGGTTTTCGACGTTGTAGTTCTCTGCTTGATACTCCGTAGACCACTCGAACGTCTCTTGATCCGCGTTGTCGGGATCTTCCATCAACATCTCAAACGCAGCCTGTGCGGCCTCGTCGATGGCGTCCGCTTCCGTTTCGATCCACGGCCGTTCCCAGCGGTCAGTTTCTTCGGACACTTTAACGCACCTCGTTTAGACGGTCTTCGGCCATCTCGAGCGCTACGAGGGCCTTCAACACGTCGCCTTTCGCTGTCTTGATCTCCTGCTCTGTGCACGGCATGTCGTGGATCCACGAGGCTGCCGATTCGGACTCATTCTGTGCGACAGACCACAATTCGTCGATCGAGGGCGGGCCTTCGCCCTCGAAGGCCTCTAACTCTGATCGAATCTGGCTTTTCCAGTCGTCGTACTGCTTGGTTTCTTTCTCGTGTCGTGCATCGTCGTTCTCAGTCATGATTCACCTCGAAGTTCCGGGCTATCTCCGAGTCCGTGACAATCTCTGTATCGTTGAACTCTGAGGCAACGTCACGGAGTCGATACAGCACCTCGTCCGTGTCCACATCGATCATCCGATTGGTGATCCGCCACTCCGACGTGTCGAACTTCTCGAGTACGTCGCCGGTCTCATGTTTATGCTGAATGGCATCGGCGGACATATCAGAGATCACCTCCTTCTTCGATCCCTGGAACCTCTCGAACCTCTTGCCAGTCACCGTCACCGAAATTCACAAGCGCGTCTTCGTCGGGGTCGCGTCCGGTGAACTCGTCTTCATCTGGTTCGAAATCGGGCTCAGGGACGTTACCGGCAGGATACGCGTAGTGTCGTTTCACAATCGTCCCGGTACACTCACACTCTCCTTGCTCCATCGCGACAGTCTCTCCTACCTTCTCGAACGGGCCGATCGCCTCGATGATATCAACCCGATGGACCGGCTCCTCGAGTTCGTCTTCGATCTCATCGGCCGCGTCAACGAGCTGCCCGCAGTTCTCGCAGTACTCCGCGTGATAACTGGAGAACTGATTTCCTTCGTCCCCGTGTTTAGCAGGCATGTCAGTATACCTCCTCCCACGTCTGTTTGTCGAGCAGTGACGCGAGCTGCGGAGCGTCATCGTCGTAGATTCGCACTGAATCCGCGACCTCGAGATCTCCGTCATCCTCTTTCACGCCGATCAACTCCCGTCCCGGGAAATAGTTCGTGTTCCGGAGCGCCACTCCGTGGAAACCGCCATCTGGCTCTCGGAGCCACTGGATGTGGCAGTCAGGGGTTCGCAGTTCGAGCGTTTCGTTCGGGTCGTCATCTTCGTCGAGTGCCTCACGGACCAGGCACTCTTGACAGCGGACGATCTTGCCGTGTTCACCGAAGTCCTTGACCGTCTCGAACTCGTGACCGTTCACGCGGTATAGCTTGTCCTCGAGTTGTTCAGTCATTATCGGAGCCCCGCTTTCAAGTCCTCAGTGTTGTCACGCGCCTGTTCTGCCAACTCTTGGGCCTTCTTGATTTCAGCCATAATACCCGAAACGTCCATATCCGTCGTTTGGTCGTTCGCCATGCTAATCTTGTCCATGCTATTCTCCAACCCCTCTATGATCTGTTCCACATCAGGAGCATCCCGGAACTCTGGACTATTGTTCTCTATAACACGGTCAATTACGTCGTTATAGGACTCGTTCTCGTGGATTTTCCGGTCATCCAGTTTCCCCTTTACGTCGTCTTTGACATCTACTGTGGTCATTGTCTTCTACAGTTAATGCAATGAGTTACAACCACTTATAGCTACCTATAACCAGTTACGGACAGCTATAATACCAAAGTGATTTTGGTCGTCTCTATGCGCTTCGGACACGAACGTCTCCCCATCGCAATGAGTCAGTCGGCATGAGACATCGCTCCCTCTAAGGTCGTCTTGGTACTCCGCATTCTGTACTCCGAACACGCAATCACTCGACGAACACCAGCAGGCAGCTCCTCTACTGTGCTGAACTCATCATAATCGCGTTCCACTCCCGGTAACGTTGTGACCGTATGCAAACGGATAGTCTGGTAATCTAACCGCTCAAACGTGAACTCGTGACCATCACCGGGTACCATGAGTTTCGAGTTTCCCGACTCTGTGGTGCCTATGTATTGGAGTTCGTTCATTGAACCGCCTCTTTCCGGTGTTCTTTCTCACAGATTTTGCACTCAAGCACATCCCCCTGATTAACGAAGGGATCATGCCCGCACGGGAGGAATCCATCCTCATCGTCCATCTCCAAGTACGCTTGTACTGCCTGATACACCACTGGTTTCGTCATGTACAGGTTTGCCTTGCTCTTGTATTCTCGACGTTCGACGAGTGTGATTAGACCCTCGTGCCGGAGTTTGCAGATGTTACTCTTGCTCATCCCGATCTGGTTACTCGACCACTCTACGCCCGGCTCGGGAAGCTTCTCAAGATCATGGCGATTGTGCTGTATCCACATCGAAGTCCCCGATGGCAAATCCGAAAATTGGCGCACGGACATCTATATCGCCTCTGGGTCCATCTTGGCCAACTTCGAACTCAGATTCGGCCCGAGTTGCTCTTGCTCTCGTTTCCCCTCACACCGCTTGCAAGGCCGATGATGCGGGATAACGTCCGGATCTTTACGGACCCACTCGATATCTGGATGGATATCATACCCACACTTCGGCTCGTCTGGATTGTCTTCAGACGGCTCGTGATAGACTTGGTCGCCCGTGCACCAGCGGGATTTGACTAATACGTGCATTAGACCGCCTCCGGGTCCATATCGGACAATTTAGTACACAACTGGCGTCCAGGAGTCCCCGTTGGCTCGTGCTCTCCCGAGCACCGCTTGCACTCGTGATGGTTCGGCACTTGCTCGATGTCTTTTACCGTCCACGGCTTTCCATTCTGGTTCACCGTGTTGCACTTCGGCTTCGTTGGGTCGTCCTCTGAAGGGTAGTGATAGTGCTTGTTGTACCGATTTCGGCCTTGTTTAACGATTACCTTCATGGCCCCGTCTCCGAGTTGGTTCCCGATTGTTCAGACCGCTCTACGATCTCGGCATTCGTTGCCTCTGAATCATGATACTCCGCGTCTACAGGGCAAGATACGTCCAGTCCACAGGGGAGTGGATGGTATTCCCCACATGGCTTCTCAGACTCGTCCGTCATTGCAGCACATCCTCGAGTTCGTCCTCATCTATCGTTATCCAGCCGTCCGGATTGTCCCCCTCCGCCACCGTCACGTCCCCGTTGTTTACCAGCGTGACTGTGACCGGCCGATCGGGATATTCCACGCCATCAATGTCGAATAGCGTCCACCCGAGTGCGTTCAACTCGTCCGTCTTCTTAAGAGTCCACTCGTCAGTCGTGCTCATTGGTCGCCCTCCATCATTTCTTCTGCCGACGTAACGCCAGCTCCCGTCGCCATGCTCAGAACCCGACAGGCCGCACGAGTAGACGCGAGTTCGTCGAGATTGTGCTCGGCCCCCTGCATATCCTCTCCCTCAAGATGAGCCGTCCCGACGTTCGACCATTCCTTATCTCCCTTCGTGGCCGTCGCTTTCCATGCAGAGGTTTCAGCATCACCTTCCCACGTCGGATTCAGCGGCTCTGTCTGAACGTCGATCCCATCTTGGCTGGCGAGGTAATAGTACCCCTCTTTCTTGATGTGGATCTGCTTGTCCTGTGTCGTCCCCATATTGACCATGAACGGGTCTGGGACGCCCTTCACCTGCGTGACGAACTGTTCTTCGCTCTCGATGGACCCAGGTTCTACGCGAGTGGGTTTCTTTACCGGCTCGGGTGATTGGTGGTCGCCTTCTGGCTCTTCGATGAGTGACCCGTCTGCACCGTCTACGGCGTATGCTCCTCCACCGTCTGACCGGTAGTTGTCGACGAGTTCCACATCGTCACCTTTCTCCTCGAATAGTTGCTTCGTGTTTTCGGCGTTTGACTTGTCGTCGAAGTCGTTCTCTCGGTCTTCCGTATGGTTGATGAGTGTATAGCGGGCCATTAGTCGTCTACCTCCGTTTCGTAGTCCTTTTCTCGCTCCTCGAGGAGGTCCATCAGCATCGTCCACTCCTCTTTGTCATCCGTCCGCCGTGTGCCGCTCTCCGTGATAATGACGTACTTCCCGGTCCCTGCCTTACTCATTGTCAACCCTCCGAACGTGCGTGACGTTCGTCGACCCGCAGTTATTACACTGGCACTGTTCTCCCTTGTCCAGACGATAGGTCACGTCCGAGTCCCCGATCGTCCCACAGTTGGGACACTCTCCGCTATACTCGACTGCGCTCATTCGCTCTCACCCTTTGCTGTGACTTTGTGCCCCTGTTTGCTGTATTTCTCTGCCGTCTCCGCGTCCGAGATTGACAGCACACGCGACTCCGTCACGATTGTGTAGTTACTCATCGGAATCACCCGGTTGCGTCTCTTTCATCGGGAGTGCCCCCGCTGCCATCATGGTCAGACCGACTGCCACGAGTACCATCTCACTCATCGTCGGACACCTCCGGAGCGTCCGGATTCGGCTCATCGAACCCTGCACGGTAACACGCGAAGCACGCGAGGTCGTGGAACGCCCGAATACACTGACACTCGTCTGGCCTCTCCTCTACCCCACCGTCGAAGTTCTGAAGCGTGGTACTCATCCCTCCACCTCCAGCGCGGTCTTGCACGCGCTTTCAACGACTTGTGACGGGTTCTGTTCCGCGTTCGCCCGCTCTTCCAGCACCGCCTTGTATTCCTGAAACGGGACTTGTGCCGTATCGTTCAGCCAAATTGACTTGGCCTCAGCATCCTCAGTTTCCTGTGCCATACTCACAGCTATAGGCGCTACTCATAATAAAGCTGGCGATTAATCTCTAATAGTGTGCTTTACTAGACTAAAGGCACAGTGTAGATGAGTCTATAGGGTGTGAAATAAGTAGGAGGTAGTCCTGGAACGGAATTAGATCAGGACAGGATGGCTAAACAGACTTTTGCCGTGCTAATTCACCATGGTTACGTCGTGCGGAGCGTGTCGTTGCTTAGTCGTTCACCCTGTACTTCCCGTTCTCTTCGATCAAATCGCCCTCGGAAGTCATCGTCTCTAGGTAGTTCCCTACCTTCGACTCGGGATGTCCGACCGCTCGAGCAATTTCATCTTGGAACAGCTCATCTTCGCCAATAACCTCGAGAATATCCGGCTTCAACTGTGCGAACTCCTCTCGTTTCTGCTGTTTCACCGGCTTACTCCCGTCCGCCTGCGTGATGTTCCCCTCTTCGTCAAGAGCCACCTGTCCGATGTGGAAGTTCATTAGCGACATTGCGCGTTCGACGTCTTGGGTTTCAACTTCGTCCGAGAGTCGAGCCCGTGCCGACGCTTCCGAGAGACGTCGAAGGCCGTCGTTCATACGCGGGCCGATAGACGGGCCCATTGTTTCGTCATCCGAGTCATCGCGAAGATCGGCATAGTACTCCGCGAGTTCTTCCTCCGGTTCACCGTCCGGCCACGAAGGTCGGACGTTTTGGCGCGCATACGCGACGTACTCTCGGAGTAGGTCTGTCTCAATCTCCGGTTCCAGATCATCGCCAGTTGTCTTGAGTTGGTGTCTCGAGATATTCTTGTCCCGCTCTTCGTTAACCGAGTCCGTCAGACCATAAATCAAGTCGAACCGACTGATTAGCGTCGGTCCGAGATTGATCTGTTCGGAAAGCGGGGTGGTCCGATCGTACCGTCCATACTCAGGGTTGGCCGCTGCAAGAACACTACACTGTGCGGGTAGCGTCACGTTCATCCCGGCTTTGTTGATGGGGATTTCTTGGTCCTCGAGTGCCTCGTGCATCGATTTCCGCGCCCCATCGCTCATCTTATCGAACTCGTCGATACACGCATGACCGTTATTCGCCATCACCAGCGCCCCGGCCTTGAGCGACCAACCGCCTGTTAGTTCGGACTGCTCTGCCGTGGCCGTGAGACCGGCCGCTGTTGCACCCTTACCCGACGCTTTCACGCCCTTGGGTGATATCTCGTTAGACGCGCTAAGGTACTGTGACTTACCCGTGCCGGGTTCTCCTACGAGTAAGACATTGATGTCACCTCTCCGGGTAACACCGTTCGGGAGTTCTCGACGAACCCCACCGAACAGTTGCAGGACCGTGCCGAGCTTCAGAGTGTCGCCATAGTCATCGGTAAGGATGTGCGGGGCGAAACTCCGAATCAGGGCTTCGTATAGATCCGGCCGGGATGCTAATTCCTTTATCTCGTCTAACCGAGTCGTTTCCAGGTCGTCGAACGACTCTTGCTCACGTTCGAACCCGTTCGCACGCATATACAGGTCACGGGATGCGTCCGGATTCGTCTCGACCTGCATACTGTCGACGTCCATCTTGAGTTGACCGGAGACTTTGATCCGGTCCCCTGCCTTCACATCACCGGCAAGATCGCCATAGGCTTCCACCTTCAGGTCGCCCGTGGTATCTCCACCACTATCCTCCGGGAGAGGCTTCAGATTGATGAGTTGCTTGTCCCGGATTTCCGACTCGTTCCGAAGGAAGTCGAATCCAGCTTTTCGTTCGCATCCGTCACACTGGTTCGGCGGGCTAATGGTGTCTCCCAGTTTCTCCGCGTAGTTCTTGGTATCACACAGTTTGCACTTGAACACACCCACCCGGATTTCCGGCTTGACCTGCGTGATTTCCTCAGTCTGTGCCGTTACGCTGATATACCGCTCGATGTCTTCCGACCGAAGGGAGTTGACCCGTTTGTTCGGTTCGGCGTTCACGATACGCACCCGTGCCTTTTCCAGATCCACGTCTATCGACACGTCGAACGTCCGAAGGGCTTCATCGAACCCATCAAGGAACGGTTCTGGTTGAACGTGGATGTCGTCGGCCAGGTCCGGATCGTACTGGTAGATGTCCGCATAGTCTACCTCGAGAGACCGCTGCTCGTTGGGGTACTTCTGGGCCAACTCGAGGATGTCCTCCTTGTAGTACCGCCGGAGGAATAGCTGAAGGTCTTCGATATCCTCTTTAGAGAGTTGGACCGTCATTCTTCATCCACCTCGTAACCGAGTTCCTTCAGAAGTTCAGCGGGTTCCATATCGACCTTCTCAGCCTGCGTCTTGACGGCAGGATTGTCCGGCGTAAGGCTTTCCTCAGGGATGTTCTCGAGGTTATCGCGGACTTGTTCTGCTTTCGAAGACTTCTCTTCCCGCTTGGCCTCTAATGCCTTGAGTTCTCGCCGGAGTTCCTCGAGTTCGGCCTCCCTCTTCTCGAGTTCGTTCTCTACAACAGTGATACGCTTTTTCTTCTCATCGATACGTTGATCTATGGCAGAGTTCTTCTCGCCACCGAACTCTCTCCAGAGGGCAGCTTGTACAATTTCCTTGTTGAACCGAGAGTCTGCGTCAACCAGACGCTTGAGTTCGTCCGGGACCTCTGCAACGAGCCGTTCCTCAGACATTGCGACCACCCCACTGACCTAAGAATGTACATTGTACATCAAATGTACATTTGTACATAGTAGTAGTAGTAGTAGTAGTAGTAGAGTAGCTCATTGAGAACCACCCTGACGGTTCTTCTCAACCTCAATATACAGATTAGTACCGTTCTCAATCCACTGTGGAACCATCCCTCCGCCCAATGCTTCCACGTCTGCAACGTCCAGTTGGTTCAATGCGACGAACGAGTTGATGTCATTGTGCGTTAGTTTGAACCATTCGCCGGTCTTTTGGGAGGCACTGTATATCTGATGGAGTTTCTGCTCGACTACAGCAGCGTCGTCTGACTCAAGAGTAGTGACCATTTCCAATTGGTGTGGCGTTCCTGAGTTGAGTCGGACTAAGCGTTGCCTTGGCTCAGCTGCAATGCCGATCTTGTGGTAATCAGCCGGATATTTTAGTCCACTAGCCCCTGTTAGCGGGTAGTGTTCGTGCTCAACCTCATGGTGCCCGATGAGGTATATTAGTTGGCTGTTCTTCTGACGTCCGCGTGTATTCGAGCTCATGGCTGTCTGTCATCACGCGGACAGCGAAGCCACTCTCAGAGGCAAACTTTATGCCTCTCCGGGAAGAAGAAGGGGTTAAGGGACGCCAGGAGTGACCGACACTCCTGACAGGCCCTCCTTCTTGGGCTTGCTACCGCGCTTAGTGAAGACATCATTCGCTGTTCATATAAAGCTTATCGTTATCTATCCAGATTGCTGTGTCTAATCGTGCATATGATCTGAAAGACATACATTAGGCGTGTAATGACAGTCGTGTATGTTTTGGAATCTGCGGCCTAGATGGCCTAATTCTCACGAAAACGTCTAAGAAGGTGTTATTGCGGTCCTACGGGGCATATGAGTATCGAAGAAACACCGGGATTTATTATCCCTTAGCCGTGAGTATGAGGTACGAAGCCACGAACCGGCGTAGCAAAAGACGCCGCCCGGTGCTGATACACCGGACGAGTGGCTCCATGAGGAAGCCAACATGAGTGTACACACGTCCCAGCGACTTGAAAGCACCGATTTAGAAGATACTGGCAGCAATAGCGCGGAAATCGATGAGATATTTGCGCTCCTCTCGAATAGTCGCCGTCGGGCCGCCCTTCGAATCCTAGTTGATCACGGACCGCTGGACTTTGGGGACCTTGTGGATATGGTCGCTGAAATCGAATATGGACGACCTATCGAAGACATCAGCGGGAACGAACGGCACACGATCTACGTGTCGATGCAGCAAACTCACCTCGGCCGTCTTGAGGAAAACGATATCGTCAAGCGAGATCGTGACACTGGCACGGTTGAGTTGGGTCCCAATGCAAATATGATGACTGAGTGGATTAGCAAAATCGATGGAGGAGACTCTATCGGTAGCAAGCTCAAGCGCGCCCTCAAGATATAATTACGATTGATTTGCGTCCTTGCCGTCTTGGAAGCCTTGACGGTACATCTCTTGCATCATAGTTCGGTACTGCTCCATAGATACCATCGGTTCGTCTGGCTCTGGTTCTGACTCGGACAGGTCGCGCGGTTCTAATTCGTCAGCGGGTAGGTAGGGCCGATAATCGTCCTTCGTGATCCTGCCCTTGTAGCGATCGTCGATGTAGGTTTTCACTTTGCCGTGGTCTTTCTTGATCTCTTGGATGGTTCGGGGATCGTTGAGTCCATCATTAAACTGCTTATCGTCATCAATGGCCATGTATCGCTTATAGACCTTCCCAAACATGGATTCGGACCGGTTCTTCCCTTCATGTGCCTTGTGCAAATCTTTGAGTGTGGTGTCTGGGTCCCATTCCTCGTCGATGATCTTTGCAACTTCCTCCTGCGTCTCTGTTGCAAAATTATGATTTGCAATTTTGAGGTGATCTGGAGTTACGTCTTTTGCCATCTCAATCAGGCTATTTGCATGGGGGCCTAATGACTATTTTGTCTTTTAGTTCCGCGAAAGCCAATTGTAGTAGTAAGTAATCGTGCCGTAAAGAGGATGTGTCCTATCTTACAGCATATCAACGTCCCTAAGGCGTTTAAACATGTGTTCTTCGCAGAGTGTCTTTTGTCCCGGCTCCCCTACCGGGTGCTCTACTATCGTGTTACAGTCAGTGCATCTGAGTTCCACCATCTCTAATGATTTTCCATCCCTTTTCATATATGTCCTTGTGATGCGCGGTGAAAGTGAAGCCTTGGGTGACAGTCACTCCCCCCACACCATCTTCCAAACGTATATCTGTGGATAACTGGTTATATACCTTGTGTTGGGTAGTCATCCAATTAGCTGACTGTAGATATCCATTTAGATCCTGCAGTCCCCCAATAGTCATATTCCATGAAATGTTCTGCAAGCTTATGGTACCTCAAAACGGAAACGGGGATATGCATGGACGGGTAGAGTGGATGGTTCCGGCGGACCCGTCTATACTGGAATTTCTGCATAGCGCGCGAGACCCATATGGCGACCCGGCTATTTTGAGTCCATCAACTGTCTCGAAAAACGTCCCATTCGGAGCAGACCATGTCGGGACGAGACTTCGGGAGGATTTGCAAGATAACGGCTTAGTCGAACAGACTGAACGTGGGTATTATAGGTTAACTCCGATGGGGGATCGGCTCATGTCTGGCGAGATTCGTCCCGACGAACTGTCAGACGGATAGTCCTGTTTCATACGCGATATGGGTATAGAGTTCGTCTGGCATAACAGGCGCATTATCAAGATCGATAATCCAGACTTCAGATACATCACCAACGTTGTACTGTTCTCGCTTGCGTTCGGCCACGTCTTCGGATAGGTCATTCTCGAGTTCCACCACGATCGGGCGTCTGTCCTCCAGCCCGAATGCGAGGATGTCTGCATCGCCACTTGGACACTCGACCTCACTTCGGACTCGATACCCCACGTCAATACAGACACTGGCTGCGACGGTTTTTGCCACCCGGTGAGCCGTCGTCTCGCTACCTCCGTTAAATTTCACGCAGTTCTCGACACCATCTATTTCCCAGCCTTGGTGATTGAGGCGCTGGTACTGTCGATAGATTGTCTTAGTCCGCTTGCTCATCAGTCCCCAAATGCCTCCAAGTTGGCTTGGTCAACTCCGGCGAAGGGCGTTACTTCCTCCGGGTCGAAGTTCATCACCAATCGTTCAGTGGCCTCTTTACGCTCATCATGGCCGTTCGTACCCATGCTATACGTGGTCCCCTTCTCAGCAACATAGAACGATTCGGGTGTACTCTCTGGCAAATCCTCGTATGATATGATGACCTTCCCCTCCAACTCGGCCACTCTCTCCATTAATCGTCTGTGCTCAAATTCCCCTCCGTGGGAGTAGAGAGAGTCACCGGGTCCGACATAGGGCGGGTCACAATAGAATAGTGTCTCAGCCCCGTCATAGGTGTCGAACATATCTCCGAAGTCCTTGGACTCAATGACAACGTCCCGAAGACGGTCGGAAAACTCATCGAGGTCTGCGGCCCGGTTCATGTATGCACCTGCTTGGTCTACTTGAGGGTGTTTCGATGTGGCAAACCCACTCTTGCTAGCGTACTTAGTGCTAAATTGGGTTGATCGGAGATAGAAGAACTTACCAGCTCTCTCAATATCATCGTCTGGCCGCTTCCCGTCGTAGAACTCCGTTGCATACTCATCATGTAGTTCCCGACTGAACGGCGTGTTCCTTAACCACTCGCGGAGTTCGTTACCCCTGTCCCGGAGTGTCTTGAAGAAATGGACTATATCACCATCCAAGTCGTTAAGAACCTCAACCCGAGTTTCTGGCTTCGATACTAGTACAGCAGCACTCCCGCTAAAGACTTCGACGTAACAGCCGTGGTCTGGAAAGTGGCTAACAATCCAGTCTGCTAGCTTCGCCTTCCCACCGGGATAGGGGAATACTGACTTCATGGCCCGGTGTTGCTCTCCGTTCCCGCTCCGTGTTGCTCGAGATACTCCTTTGAACCGCGGTACGACGCGACCTCCACTTGGGGTATCAGCGTATGGCTCAATTCCTCTGCTAACTGCTCGTGGTCCACTGGTTCGCCCTCGAAGGCCTTGACGATTTGAACCATTTCGGCGAAGGCTTCGGCTTGGTTTCTGCCGCCCTTGAAATCGTCAAACCAGTCTTTGTCATCCGAGTCAACACTGACGCTACCCATCGATACATCCCTCATGAGCGAGTTCGCCGGTAACTGTGCGCTCTAATCCCCGCCCTGGAATCTGACAAACAAAGCAGATGCCTATTTCCTCTTGGTCATCAACCACACGCATATAGCAACTATACGCACGCATATATGATAAAGATTGTCTTTAGCCAGTTATAGACATGGAAAGCTATAAGTAAAGAGCGGTGAATGAGTCTATACGGCATTAAAGCCGTGATTTAGAATGAGTATGGATGCCAAACTCACTACGAACCCGCTCTCAGACCAGAACACAGGATTTCGCCGTGACATCCTTGTCATGATTGACCGGCTTGGTGGGGAGCCAAGCGGGATGGAAATCCTCGACGCACTGCAAATGACTGGATATCCTGATGCCACTCATGGCAGATTATATCCGAATCTTGATGACTTGGTTGAGGATGGGTTAGTTGAGAAGGGAGAGATTGACCGTCGCACCAATTACTACGTCCTGACACCGAGCGGAGAGCAGGACCTCGACGGATACCGCGAGTTCGTGGGTGAATGAGGATGTGGACGAGTTACAGCGCGGATACCAAGCCTGATACGGAGTGTCGCAACTGTGGGTCGCACATCATCCCACAGACGGCCCGTGTGATCGGTGACGAGTTCAACAACGTGCACGCGTGTCCAGAGTGCACGACCTATCGCGAACTCCCTGGTGGTGACTTCCTGTGACGGACCCGAGAGAACTCGTTGAGGAATGGCGAGATATGGCCGACAAAGAGGGCAGCATCGGAAATCATGGGAGTGCAGTCTCCTATGAAATGTGCGCCGATGAACTCGAGGAAGCGTTAGACGAGACCGAAGAGCGCCGGCCGAACGCACAGACCTACGAGGTGACGGACTGATGGGGGACATTCGAACGACCAAAACCATCGAAGTGGAGGGTGATTACCGGGTCACTGTCGCAGAACACGAAGACGGATACGAAGCGGCAGTTACGGAAGTGCATACTGGGAGTGCAATCACTCAGTCGTTGAATGCAATCGCTGGAAGTGGCGACCCCGAATGGAGTCGGTTTGTTGACGAACCACGGGTAACGGATTCGAAGAAATACGTTGCTGTTGGAAAAGCGATTGAGGAATTCCTAGAGGAGGATGACGATGAGCAGTAGGAGAGTCGCGAAGCTTGACGACGAGTGTCTGACAATCGAACACGAACCCACGTCAGATCCGTACGCACTCCAACTCATCCCCATGGCCTTTGAGTGGGCCAGAGATCACGGCTACCCAATCAACGACGTTGTGAACCGATACTCGGGAATCTCACTCAAAGAAGACGGAGATGATGGGTATCTCGTCATGGAGATTGAAACGCTCGAATATCCCCAAATGGTCGCGGATGTCGCAGTTGACTCATGCACGCTGTGGATCTGCTCGTGTAGGGGCTGGCACTACCATCACAACAAGGGGATGTTCGACAATCTCAACCCTTCTCAGTCTTCGGACTGTCCACACGTGACCAAAGCCAAGCGGAAGGAACGGCAAGCAGTCGACGACGAGAGTCAGACAGATTTCGACGGGGTGCTGGAATGAGCACTACCTACTCCATTTCCAACCGAGAGCGCTGGAAACTGCACTCTGACCACGATACCAGACTGTCCGACCACGTGCTGTTTGATCGGTGGGACGAACGAACTCCCGAAGATAGCGTCTCTCCCGAGGAAGCGTTTGATCGGTTGATCGACGTGAGCACTATCCGGAGTCACGTTGAGGACAACGGAGGACAGACGCCCCACAGTTGCCGGTTCTTCTACGATTTAGACGCTTCAGACCCGTATGGTGTGCTGTTCCTTATTCACCACTACAATGACGGCTGCAACCGCATTTGCAGGACTATCTATACGGTGGACATGATCGACCACGGGCCAACGCGTGCGTATCTCTATGCGCACAGAGGGATGTTCCAATGAGTGACGAGTACGAGACGTATCTGAAAATCAGCGGTGAAGCCTCTAATCATGTTGAAGCGTTTTATCACGAGATAGTCAAACAGTCCAAAGACGGGCAACGGTTCGGAGTCAACATCGACGTAGAACGTGTGGAGCTGCAAGAGGATGCGGACGGATTCAGTAAGGCCAATGAGTAGTGTTAGAGACGACGCTATCAAAGAGCACGGGAAGGAAACCCTTCACGAGCCCCACCAGCGGATTGACTACAATCCGAAGTTTGATGACTACGAGTTCGGAGATCGGGGATTCTGGTGCGATACGTGCCATAGTAAGTGCACTCTCGGACTCGATGCCGAGGAATACGGTCACTATAGCGGGTGTCCTCACAGGGATATAGATCGGACACCGGCGAATAATAAGGGCCAGTTGTAGACACCACGTTTCTGTTGAAAGCTACTCTCCAGTCCAGCCGATATTCCGAGTGTGGCTAAATCCAGCCTCTTTCAATGCCGGTTTGACATCCTGTTCCCACCAGGTTAGCTCTGCATACATCATGTCCTCAGAGTGCCACTCATCGAGCACGTCCCTTTTGGTCACTGGCTGATTGTCACGCACCCACTGGATTATCTCATCATACTCTGTCGAGGGTTGATCTGTGTCCCGTGGCTCGGATTCTTCGAAGTGGTTCAGTCTCCGCTCTAGTTCATCTACCCGATCGGCGAGTTCATCGTAATCTCCCTCAGATTCTTTGGCAGAGTCCTCCATAGTAATCTGCTTGCGATTACGGAGGATGGTCCGCATGTATTCTGTAGGCGAAAGTTCCTGTTCCTCGGCTTCTCGCTCGATTGCCTCTTTCATCGTTGCTGGTAATCGGATGGTCGTAATCTCCATCGTATTCTGCTGTAGCTATCTAACGCAATCGGTAAAAGAATACGTTATTTGCGTCAATTTCTGGCCATCGGTAATAATAACCTTGCTAATATCTTCGTGGGTCAAAAACCCATTCTTTATATACCATGGGCGTGTACGGTAAAACGTCGATGGCAGACAACAACGAATTCAGCCGACGGAGTGTATTGGTGGGAACCGCGACTGGACTGACGGCAGCAGTGGCCGGTTGCTCTGGTTCGAGCGATGACGACTACGAGGAAGGCAACGGTGGAGACAGCGGGAATGGAGGAGACAACGGAGGGGATAACTCCTCAAGCGGAGACGAGGAGACAGCATCAATCACGGAACACGAGATGACGACGACTGAAACCGATTACGGGACGACCGAGTTAGTCGTCGAGGGGACAGTAAAGAACAATACTGACGAGCTGATTGACTACGTTGAAGTTAGTGTGCGTGCGTACAACGATGACGATCAGCAGATAGACACGTATATGGCTAACACGACTGAACTCGGTGGAGGGAAAGAGTGGCCGTTTGAGGTCTCTCTGTACGACGTAGAGGAAAGCGATGTCGCAGATTATGACATCGCTATCGAGGCGAATCAATACTAAGTTCCCGCAGCCCTATTATCGATTATGACTGACGAACTACCAGATAAAGTAGAGACATTGAAAGCAGACGATCGGGGACGTGTGAATCTCGGAATAGAGTTCGCAAATAAGACTGTGAAGGTGTCGGTAATCGAGGTCGAAGACGAGGAGTAGCGACAGACCCGAAAATCGTCTCTAGCTTTCGTGCGGGATCTGGTTGTGCAGTGTAGCACTTGTTTGAACCACAAGTTACCCAAGCCGACCAATAAAAAAGTCAATTGGTCAGTCCCAACCAAATGGGACATCTCCGCCGTGGTCCTTGAGGTACTCTACCCCATCCGGGAGTGACGTGAGCGTGATTGCATCACGTTGCCCGCCGTAGGCTTGGACTGGTGGCGGATTGCGGATTAGGTCGCGAATCGCGTCCTCCGCGTCACCTTCCGCGTGAGTCGGTATCGCTGCATTGCTTTTCACTTGGTCCACAGTCATGTTGTGTCCACCTGTCACGTCGTTCCGAACGAGGTAGTACACTACCTTGTTTTTGAGTTCTTGCTCGTCTATATTTCTCACCTCCATACTATTCCTACACACTAGTGTGTTATAAGTGTGTTGTTTCTGTGCAACGCCAATGCGCTACTTCAGGCATGTGGTGGGGTAAGACTGCAAAGACTTATGGCACTGGAACGTTATAGGACAAGTATGGCGACAAAGAGCAAAACCATGGATGACGAGCCCGAGGGACAGGTTGTTCTCGGACTGCTTGGCGACCACCCAAAGACCAAGATGCTCTTGGCCCTCCTCACCAACCCTGACAGAGACTACAATCTCTCCGATATTGCCCGTATGGCGGATGCCGATCGATCAACTATCCACCGTCACATCGATGACCTGCTTGAGTATGGCGTCATCAAAAAGACGAGAAAGGCTGGTAACGCTTGGATGTACCAGATTGACAAAGACAATGGAGCAGCAGAGGCATTCGCGAACTTTGAGTGGGAAGCTATCAAGGCCCTCGGAGAAAGCCGAGACGGTGACGAGTGACTATGAGTAACAAGAACCCACTCCGACAGACAGGGGGGTTTGATTTGAAGTGTGCGAAGTGTCGGACCGGTCTTGACTTGGAGGCAGAAGCGCAAGAAGAAGCTGAACACGCGAAGGATGTGTTCAGCGATACCCCATGTGCAAAGTGCGGAAATGAACAGTTCGCAGTCGTGGATCACTTAGCATAAAGTAAGAATCCCAGAACAATGACTGAACAAGTACACCACGACCGGAAAGCAACGACTGCCGCAGATACATGGGACGAAGAACCCATGAGCGAAGAAACCGCTTTGGAACTACTCGAGAAACTTCAAAGTCGGGAATACAGTGCACGACTCGTCGTTGAAGCAAAGCATGAGGATTCGGCCGTCATAAAGACGGTTGATAACCAAGAAGATGCTGAGACGACGTTAGCGAATATCCGTGTTGATGAGGAATACAACGATGAGTGAACACGATACAGACGGTACTGAGCGTATCCCGTACGGCGAAGAAACACGAAACGAACTCCCAGACGGTACGGCGTTGTACATCCCACGCGACTCGGAGAAATGCCATGACTGTCAGGTTGAACGTGGCGAACTGCACGAAAAGGGATGTGACGTTGAGCAGTGTCCTGAGTGCCGAACTCAGTTGATTAGTTGTGACCACGCCGAACTATACCTACAGACGGCTACTGAGTAGTGATGCCTCTGTTTGCATATATGCAGTGTTCTAACCCACTCGGCAAAAAAGACCGCCGGGTGAGTGACTAGTCGCTAGGATAGCCGATCGGTCGCGGGTCCTCAAGACGGGAACGGACAAAATCGTTCGCCGACTCAAACACCATATCTGTCTCCGCTAAGTGCTCCTCTGGATGGTGCTCTGGCGTCGGCTCCGAATGGGCCATGATCTCGGTCCCACCCTCCACTTCGAACAGTCGAACGTGCACCTGTCTATTCGGGAGATCTTGGCCGCTGTCGTAGATGTACTGACGTAGATTCCCGTCCTCGCCACCGTACTTGTAGCTCAGAGGCCATTCAGGGACGAATCCCTGCCGTGCAAGCGTCTTGCGAATCTCATCCACTGACTTATCGACCACAAACGAGGGATGGTCTGGCTTGTCGACGGTAAAATAGCTTTTCCGAATCCATCGGAACAACTCGCGTTTAGCCGCCCACGGGAGCTTCCTGTACGGGATGTTGCCTGTCTTCTGAAATCGCCTGCCGGTCTCTGTGAGTCCGACGATGAACGTCAAGAGAATACCGATTAGTTCGGGATCGATGCCACGAGCGAGGGTTACGAGTTCGTTTATCATTCGTCGTCGTTGTCCTGCATTGTGACTGTGATTCCAGAGGATGACACTTCGACAGAGGCGACTGCGATAACATCTGCCAATAGAACGATGTTGACGGCTGCGATGGAGCCAATAGCGAACGTCGGGCTCCCGTCAAGCGAATATGCAAGAGCACCAATCAGAAGGGAGATGAAAGTAGACTGGAGGAGTCGGAGCCTAACCGCGGTCATGCCTGGCCATTTGTCTTGTAGATTCCGGTCGAGACACCGGAGATAGTCGCCTTGAGAGTCCGGCACATCGATTTCGCAGACTTGAGTGAGTAGGCTCACGGACATCCCCTAGAGTTATACTGTGGTCTGGAAACGGTACTAGCGCCGTTGCTGAACCTGTCCAAAAGTTCCAGCAATGGCCGTCGCTGGGGCTCTCGCCCCGGTGTTTCGTAGTGTGCATTCATGGCTTGGATACGAGTTAGCTACTTCCCTACCTCCCATCAATTTTCTATCGCATTATCCAGTGTATCACCTAACCAACCCCACTAGGTGGGGGTATCCCCATTTGGATAACTGGCGACTGAGGGTTCCTACGGGTCATATCCAGTACTCCACATTACGACGATAATGTGCTGTACACTCACATCTCCGGAACGCTCTCGTCAGCCCACACCGAGAAATTGCGAGCGTAGAGCTTGTTATCACTCGGCGAGCCCCACGAACCACCGAAGTAATAGTGCCAGCGCCAACAGCGGACACCCTGGTGTGCGTGGTCCTTGTCTCGGAACAGATAGCCCTCTCTGTCGAACGCCTTCACTCCGTTCACCCACCCGATGAGACGCCCATCCGCTACCCCTGGTGTATTGAGTTCAATACGATAGTCGATCGTCGTCCACTCGCCCTTACTCCCTCCCGCCTGCCAGCGGTCAACGTAACCGTATTGATGCACATCAGGATCTACCGTCCCATCATAGACCTGGCTCGTGAACGGAACCTCAGCACCATCTGAACCGTCGTAAGTGCCGCCCTGACAAGGTGTGTTCATCCGGCAGGACCAGGCGGCACCCTGGTTGTGATGTCCGCCAGAAGCGCC